CAGGCTATCTCTGGATTTTGATTTATAATACTTGTAAATAAAGTATTACCAGATCTAGGTTGTGCTACTAAAAAGAAAAGTTGTTTATTTTTCTTTGGCTCCGAGGTCATTGGTCAATTGTTCTTTCTTGTTGTAAATCATTTCTCCTGATTTTTTAACTCTTTCTATCGTTTGTAATTGTCCAAGTACATTAAACACTTCAGGTTGACTTGAGCCTGATGTTAATGTCTCTGCTTTGTTTTTCATAATCAATGCATAAGAATCTAGTTGGTGTCTGTTAACATCTTTGTCATCAAACGAACCATCGTTAAATTCTTTTTTAAGAGTTGACCATAATTTAATCTCTCTCATTCTATCACGTGCCACTAACTGCATGTTAGCAACAGAATAAGTTTTTTCATCTATGTCTATTTGAAGTAGTTCTCTTTTTAATGGATCTTCTTCAGTCTCTAATTTTTGTTTTAATTTTTTAAGTTTAACTTCATTACGTCTAGCATCAAAAGATAAAGACATTAAGTTTTCTAGGAATACGTTTTGTTCTCTAACACACTGCCAATATTTTGAGGCTTTAGTTGGGTACTTAGCATCTTGAAGAACAGACATTCTCATTTCTGTTTCTGTTCTAAAGACTTGTTTCTTAGTCCAAGTATCTCTAAGTTCAGATGTCATTTCTTTAAATTCCTTGACATCATTAGGGTCCAATAAATTATTTAAGCTAGGAGCTTCTTTTTCTATTAGTGCATGTATGTTTCTTTTTTCTGTCATATTAGTCCTTTCGGTTGATAGATATATAACTCTTATAAATTTAAAGTCAATGTTTAAGAAACGTCTATATTACTTGCAGGATTAACTGTTATTGTTTCTCCAGTAAATTCTTCTGACCCAGTTGCTGGTCCAGTAGATGGGTATATATATCCTCCTGTAACTATACCAGAAGCTGCTGTGTTTCCACCTGACATACCTCCACCATAATTTGTATTTGCTCTAGATACTGCAGTTCCCCATGAAGTTCCATTCCATTCTTGACTAAAAGTTCCTCCGTTACCATTTGCTTTTATTGCACCAGGAGTTCCACCAAAACCAGCCGCTCCTCCAGACGGAGCACCTGTAGCTGAAACTAGTGAAGCTTTTGTTGTCCAACTTGAACCATTATATTCTTCGTAATCTGTATTAGCGGGAGGGCCACCTGCCGCTCCAGCATCACTTTGTGTTCCCCATCCTGAAACGTAACCTCTTGCTGTATTTAAATTTGCTTCTGCTGCAGTCCAACCAGATCCATTCCAATCATTACAAGTAGTAAAACCTGGAGGAGAACCAGTCCAAGCTGCTATTGCTAAACCAGCAGCGTTTGTTCCTGCACCCCCTATTCCTCTTGCAGTTAATGGGTATGTTGGGCCGTTAGTCCATGAACTTCCATCGTATAATTCTGTATTGTTCATGTTAGAATTAGGTGGAACACCAACTTGTCTACCTCCCATTGTAACAGCGGCAGTTTGAGTACCAAATCCGTTAATTCTACTTCTTGCAGTATTCATGTCAGGATTTTCTGCCCAACTTGATCCATTATATTCTTCAGTGTTAGCCACAGAACCTGTAGCTGATTGACCTCCAAAAATAATAGAAGCATTTGTTGGAGTAATTCCATAACCCCCTAAATATCTACCTGTTCCAATGCTAGGTGCACTAGCCCATGCTGCGGCTGTAAATGTATTTGTTGAAAAATTAAATTCTTGTGTATTAGTTCCAACACTTGGAACAGGCGAACCATGTGCAATCCAAGTTGCACTTGCAGAACTTGATCCATGAGCCGATGATGGTTGAGCTGTAGCTAAAGCTGGACCTACTGTAAAAGTTGTACCATCATACTTACAAGAATTTGTTGGAGGACCTCCTGCAAATATTGCATCTGTCTGTGTTCCTGATCCCATAGCATAACCTGCTAAAGGAACCACACCATTTCCATTTGGACCTACAGTCCAAGTAGAACCATTATACTCTAAAGAAATTGCATTATCACCATCTCCACTGTTTCCTGGAACAGGACTATTTGTTGTTCCAAAAGAGTTTATTGCAGCAGTTTGTGTTCCTGCTTGACCTTGTGAACTTTGTTTTTGTGGTAAATCACCACCTTCTGAAAATGAAGTCCCATTAAATTCTTCATTACCTGCTGCTCTGTTTGTTGGTGGATAATTACCTCCAGTAAATAAAGCTGCTGTTTGAATTCCACAATTAGACCTATAGTTGTATGTATCATTTGCTGAATTTGGATTAGTTGTCCAAGACGTGCCATCATATAATTCTGTTGTCCCTGCATAAGGTGTTCCAGGAGATCCTTTACCTGAAAAGACAGCCGCTGTTTGAGTTCCAGCCATACCAACATTACCTCTAGCTGTGTTTAAATTTCCGCCAGATGACCAACCTGATCCATTATATTCTTCTGTAGTTCCAAGAGCTGAAGCGGGAGGAGCTGTTAATCCACCTGCTGCTAATCCTGCTGTTTGAGTACCGCAACCGCCAGGTCTTTGTTTTGCATTAATAGTAGAACTAGCACTCGACCATGCTTCAAGAATACCTAACCCTCTAAGATTACCATCAGTGGAGTTATACCACATCTGTCCAGTTTTTGGATCACTTGGATCAGAAGTTACTTTTGTAATCTTCTGACCTACTATTTCTTTATAAGTAGCCATCAGTCTCCTTAATTATTCTTTAAGAGCCAGCCCTGTGTTCCGTCTGTGTATACTAGAGTGTTTCCTGCTCTTTCTGTTGAAACCGTTAAATCATCAGCTGATCCATTTATTTTTTCTGAACCATTTGCTGCAACAGTAAATGTATTGGTATCGAATGTTCCTGCATAATCAACAAATGAAATTTCATCGCCTATTGTACCTGCAGGTAAAGTCATAGTTATTACATTACTTGTAGTGTTTACAAAATAACCTTCTCCAGCTACTGCTGTAAAAGATGCAGTCTTAACTGCTTGCCATGAAGTACCACCTGATACTTCACCAAAAGATAATTGACCAACACCTGTTGCACCTGAACCTGTAACAGATTCTACTTTTAAAAATCTATCAGCTGTAACATTTCCTGTTGGAAATTTAAGTGTGTACGACTGACCAGCTGAGTGTGCTGGTGATTGTAATTTAATACCATGTGAATTTGCTTCACAATTTAAAATCAATGTACCAGGATTTGTATTACCACCTACTTCAACGGCACCTGTTCCGTTTGGATATAATTCTAAATCTCTGTTTGAAACTGTAATAATTTGATGAGTATTTGTATCTAAGTTACCACCAAGTTGAGGTGATGTATCGTCAACAACATCTCCACCTGTTTGAATTTCTATAATATCTGGATTAGTGCCATCATTAGCCGATGCTTGCACCATTGCTGTTTTTTTATTTGTAGTTGAAAAAGTAAATGTATCACCAGATCCTGATACATATTTAAACTCAACTGTGTAAGCTCCAGTAGTTGAGTTTTGTAAAATATAAAATGTTTCTACATCTAAAGGAATTGTTACAACTTGGTTTCCTGTAATTGCACCTGTAAATTCTATGAACCTTCTTTGAGCTGTACCTGTAGTTGCTCCATCAGCAACTGTTAAAGCTGTAGTCTGTGCACCACCATTTATATCAACTTGTGCAAAACCACCTGTTAGTTCTGCAATTAAGCTTAAATTGTTATTTGTTTTTGTTCCCCATGTACCAGCATTTTCGCCAGTGGCCATTAATTCTATACCGAGAGGTGTATAACTTGATGCCATCTTTATTAATCTCCTAGTTTTAAGTATGTATATTGGTTATTCAGTTTTAAGTCAAACATAATTATTCAGGATTTACAGGTGTGTATCCTGTGCTTGTTTTTGGTGTTTTAGTTACGTAACCGCTAACTGATGTTTTTGGTGTTTCATTTGTATATCCTGTGCTTGTTTTAGGATTTAGTGTTCCATAATATTTAAGAATTAACCCTTCGGCATTAAGGCTAGATGTTACCGATTGTCCAGTTAATCCAATTACTTGATCTGCAATAGTAAATGATCCTACATTCGCATTAAACTGTTGACCTGTTAAGCCCATTACTTGATCTGATGGATCAATATCACCAACAGAAGAAGTTAGTTCTTCACCTGTTAAAGTTACAACTGCTGAACCTCCTCCAACAATAATTCCTACATCTAAATCTATTTCTTGACCATCTAGAGTGACAGAGTTATTTGGTGCAACTGCTGTTCCTTGTTCAGATGTAATTTCAAAACCTGTAGGTTGAACTAAAGTTCCAACAAAAGCAATAGCATCTCCTAACGCTGATGTTATCTCAAGTCCTGTTACAGATACATCTTCATTTGGTGCTACAGCTGTACCTTGTTCAACTGTAAACTCTTGACCTGTTAGACCCATAACTTGATCTGCAGGATTAATTAAACCTAACGCAGTTGGAAGTTCAATACCTGTTAACGAAACATCAACATTAGTTTGATTAGTTATAGTTCCAACGTTTGCACTAAATGAAATACCATTTGCAACAAAAGAAACACTAATAACATTTGTAATTGATCCAACATCTGAATTAAATTCTTCACCAATTAAATCTACAACAGCAGTACCTGTTGCAGTTAATGTTCCAACGTTTGATGATATTGATAGACCTTCAAGAGTTACAGTTTCATCTGCAAGGTTTCCCCATTCTCCAGCGCCCCATGTTTTAGCGCCCCAACCTGTTGCTAGTAATTGATCTTCACCCCACTGACCTTGGTCCCAGGTGAATCGTCCCCATCCAGACATGGGCTACTCCTAAGCTAATCTAATGATTGCGTTTGTCGAATCGTTTGCAGGAAACTGAATTGTAAAAGTTCCGTTAGTTGCAGTTTTGTCAGAACCAAAAGCGATTACAGCAACAGCATCAGTAGTACCTGTACCACCATCAGTTGTTGTGTTGTAAATTAATGCGCCGTTAGCTGTGAAAGATGCACTTGAATAAGTTACATCAGAAAAATCTGTAAATGCAGTTGTTGAAGTTAAACCAACTCCAGTATTAGTTAATGTAGCACCACCTGCAACGTATGCTGATCCTGCATCATTTGTAATTTCGTTAGTAGCTGAGTAATCAGTTGTAGCTGCACCTAAAGTTGCTGAACTTGTATAAAGTGCAAGTTTAAAAGTGTCACCACCTGCTGAATCAAAGTCATGCTGACCTTGTAAAAGTTGTTGTTTAAAACTTGAACATATTGCCGATGTGATTGCCATATTTTAATCTCCTAATTACTGAGGCGCTGACTCGATTGGAATTCTTATTGTACCATCCGTGTAATCGTCTCTTCTTCTTCTTCCAAGTTGCATCGCTGCAAACTTTTGTAGTTCAGTTTTATATCTATTTTCATATAGTGTCAACATATCTGTTGGACCTTTTAAAAACATAAATGCTTCTATTAAACATGCATATAATAAGCCTTGTGGAAAGTAATTACTTATATAAGTTCCGCCTGTATCAGTTTCTAAACCTGCTGGCATAGCATTATAATGAATAATATATTTATAATTTTGATCTGGTGTTGGAGCAACAAACAATGCTCCAGAAGTAGCTGAATCTGTTCCTGTTGTAGCACCACCAAACATAGAATAATATTTAGGTAAACCTGTTACATCTTGTGCTGCTTGTCCTCCAGAAGGACCTGTAGACTCTCCTACATATTCTGTAATAAAAGTTTGATCTCTTTTCTCTAACCAAAAACCTTGTTCAGTAGTAGCTGTTGTAGAATTAAATACTTGAACACCTCTAACAAATAAAGCTTTTGTTGGAACAGTAATACTATTAAAATCTTGTGCGAATTGTGCTTCTGCTTGAACTCTGTCTGAGTCCATAGGACAATCTAAATTAATTCTATGTTCTGCATTTTCTAAAAATCTATTTATAACAGCAGCAGTAAATACGTTAGCATCTACTTCTGTGTAGTTTCTAATATCTGTTGTTAAATCTGCGTATGTATATCCA